ACGTGCCCTTGCTGGGCTGACCCGTGAGCGTTCTGTCGAGGGTTCTATCGTAAAATTTCCGACTATCGGAAAAGGCACTGCATCTATTCGTGTGCCTCAGACCGATGTCACACCAATGTCTGTATCCTATAATTCTGTTCAAGCGACCATGCAAGATTTCATCGCCGCAGAATACTCGGATATCTTTAACCAGGCTAAAATCAATTTTCAGGACCGCTCAGAATTGGTTCAGGTAATTGGTGGAGCGATTGGTCGAAGAATGGACCAGGTGGTTCTTGATGCACTAACTGCGGCATCTGGCACACTTACTGTGGCCAATAGTGTCGGTGGCTCAAACACCAATCTTAATGTCGCAAAGCTGCGTGACACAAAGAAACAGATGGACGCCAAAAACGTCCCATCACAAGGCCGCGTTATTGTCGCTCATGCGAACAATATGGATGCACTGCTTGCCGAAACTTCAGTCACTAGCAGCGATTTCAATACCGTAAAAGCCTTAGTGACTGGTGAGGTAAACTCGTTTTTAGGCTTCCGATTTGTCTCAATTGGAGACAGAGACGAAGGCGGTCTGGCTATTAATGGTTCGAGTGATCGAACTGTTTTTGCTTTCCATAAAGACGCTATGGGCCTTGGCATCAACATGGCTGAAAAAACCAAAGTGGATTACATCCCTGAGAAAACAAGTTTCTTGATTGCCTCAATGTTTTCTGCGGGTGCAGTCGCGGTTGACCCCGAGGGCATCGCTAAACTTACTTGCCGCGAATAGGAGACTGAAAAATGGCATATTCTCAAACTGGACTACAGCCTATCGGCGGCCAAGGCAAAGCTGGAACTGCACCTCAAATGTGGAGTTACACAAGTGCGGACGCGATTGCGACTGTTAATACATCTGGATACTTCAACGCTGCGGCTGATTTGCTCAAAGTTGGTGATCTTATGTATGTCCGCGACTCAGCCACACCAACGGCATCGCTTGTCATAGTGCTTTCAAACGCTTCTGGCGTTGTGGATGTGAGTGATGGCACCGCTATTAGTGTAGCTGACGCTGACTAAAAATCCTCCCTGGGGCAACTCTTTAAGAGCGGGGTTGTCCCAATAACTAAAGGAGAGCGGTAGTGGCAACTGGCGATACTAAACTATCAATTTGCAGCGATAGCTTAATTATGCTTGGGGCAAAGCCGCTCTCCTCTTTTTCTGAGGGCACTGACGCAGCGCAAATCTGCGACAGGCTTTATGATGATATTCGAGATAGCACCCTGGGTATGCACCCCTGGACTTTTTCTTTTAAGAAGGTGACTCTTGCTCGAACAACAAACACCCCTCTAAACGAGTTCCTTTATGAATACCAACTGCCAGGTGATCGGCTGAACAATGTAAGAGCCGTGTTCAATTCTGCTACATCTGGCGCAAAATCTATTGCCTATGGATGGGAAATCTTAGGCGATAAGCTATTGACGAGCGAAACTGAAATTCATGTTGATTATCAGTATCCAACGCCCGAAAGCCAAATGCCGACATATTTTATCCAATTACTAAAATATCAAATTGCCTGGAACATTGCCGAGACTGTTACTGACCAGATAACCAAAGCCGAATATTTTAAAAATATTGCAGTCGGCTCCCCATCGGAAAACATGAGGGGCGGCTTTTTTAGGGTTGCTGCCACAACCGACAGCCAAAACAGGCAAATAGAGGCGATTGAGGATTATAGCTTAATCGCAGTGCGCGGATGAGCCGCATTGTTCAACTACAAACTAATTTTGCAGTGGGTGAGATTGACCCACTACTGCGGGCTAGAATTGACCTAAAGCAATATTACAACGCATTACAGACTGCCAGAAATGTAGTCATTCAGCCCCAGGGCGGTGCCAAGCGCAGAGAGGGTTTGCGGTATCTGACAACGCTGGATACCGGCGCAGCAAACGGCGTTAGGCTTGTGCCTTTCGAGTTTAACACTGATGACAGTTATATGTTTGCTATCACGCCTGGCAAACTCTACGTCATAAGAGATGGCGTCTTAATCACAAACATCAACGCGACAGGTAATAACTACCTGGCTATTTCTGAAATCACTGCGGCTATGTTGCCTAAATTGAGGTTTGCTCAATCGGCTGATACAATTATTTTCGTGCATGAGGACCTGGAGCCGCTGCAACTTGTACGAGGCGCAAACAACGCAACTTGGACAAAAAGCAATGTGGCTTTTACTGAGAGGCCCTATTATCCGTACACTATTTCAACCAGTAACCCGAGTGCCACAATCACGCCCAGTGCAACATTTGGCAATATCACAATTACTGCATCTTCTGGTGTTTTTACAAGCGGTAATGTTCATCAGTATATTAACATAACATCAAGTTTTGGTCGGCTGCGAATTGTTGAGTTTGTATCTTCAACGGTTGTAAAAACTGTTGTTGAAACTCCGCTTTTTAACACTGACGCTATCACTCAAAGTAATTGGGAGTTAGAGGCTGGTTATGAGTTAGCCTGGTCAAGCACAAGAGGTTGGCCGAAAGCAATTACTTTCCATGAGGGTCGGCTATGGTTGGCTGGGTCAAAGTCCCTGCCTTCAACGATTTGGGCATCTAGGACTAATGACTTTTTTAATTTTGACAAAGGTGAAGGCTTAGATGATGCGAGCCTTGAAGCGACACTCACAACCTCAACGCTTAATTCTGTAACCGCCATTTTCTCGGGTCGTGATTTACAGATTTTTACAACAGGCGGCGAGTTCTATGTGCCTCAGGGGTTACAAGAGCCGATCACACCCGCAAATCTTATAGTTAAGATTGCGACAAGAAATGGATCAAAAGAAGATGTGCCGATTGTTGGTGTGGACAGTGGAACCTTATTTATTCAGCGCAAAGGCAAATCGCTAAATGAGTTAGCGTTTACCGACTCCGAGTTAGCCTACAATACTAACAATGTCAGTATGCTGTCCGGTCATCTGTTTAAGTCTCCAATCGACATGGCGATAAGGCGTGCAACATCCACTGATGAGTCAGACAGACTTATGATTGTCAATTCGACTGATGGTTCGTTGCTTGTGTTCTCGCTGCTACGCAGTCAGGAAGTGACAGCCCCAGCCGAGTTTACAACAGACGGTGACTTTAAGGCTGTAGGCGTTGATATTGATACGATTTACACGGTTGTCAAACGCACAATAGACGGTTCTGCACAGTATTTTGTTGAATATTTTGATGACACTTTGACACTTGATAGTGCGATTTCCGCGAGTGCTGCGGCAGCAAATGCAACAGTGGCACATCTCGACACTGAAACAGTCAAAGTCATTTTGGATGGGGTCGTACAAAGTGACGAAACCGTATCAAGTAACGTGGTTACTTTTGATCGTAATTCAGCAACAACCTGGCAAGTCGGTCTAAATTATGAGGTTGAAATCAAAACCATGCCTGTCGAGCCACAAACCGAAGCTGGTTCAATGCGTGGTTTTAAGAAACGTATCCTGGAAGTAAATGCCGAGGTGTTTGAAACCCAGGCTTTGACAATCAATGGCGAGTTGGTTTCGTTTCGCCAGTTTGGTGAAAACAATCTGGATGCAGCGGTCACTCCTTTTACTGGCGTCAAAACTATTGGGCCGCTCCTTGGGTTTGATAAGGAAGGCACCATAACCCTTAAACAAACAGTTCCGTTGGCGATGACAGTTTTAGCTTTAGATTTTAAGATTTCGGTAGGTGCATAATGGAATATGTAGCAGTAGCAATGGCCGTAACCTCAGGCATACAGTCCATTCAAATGGGCAAAGCCAAGGGTCAACTTTATCAAATGCAAGCCCGTCAAGCTACGCTCCAGGCTAAAAGCGATATGCTTAAAAACAGGGCCGAAACGCTTAATCATAAAAAGCAGGGTATTGAGATTTTAGAAAATGTTGTGCGTGGAATGGCTGCAATCAATGCCAGGGCTGCGGCTGGTGGGATTGATGCCTTCTCTGGGTCAGTTGCAAACTACGCTGAAACTCAAGCTAAAAAGGGCACAGTTGATTTCTTTGCCTCATCAGAAAATCAGCAATTACTCCAGGCACAAGGTCAGATTATTGAGGCTGTTGGGGCGTCCCAGGCAGCGCAATATACGGGCGCGGCTAGCCTGGCAAAACGCCAGGGCTGGATTAACGGGATGCAGTCATTTATGAAGGCTGGTCAAATGGGCCAATCGTCAGGGATGTTTGGCGGCTCTGGTGGTAGCGGGATGGTATCTGATGGCTATGGCGGTGGTGACTGATGGCTGATTTATTTCCAAGATATGCTGGTAACAGAGTTAGCACAGTTGGCCCCAGGGCAGCGAGGCAAATTGATTTTGCGGCTGGGCGTGAGGCTGTTAATACTGCGGACGCTACTGCCAGGGCAATGAACTCAATTAGCGATTTTGCATTTGGCCAGGCAAAACAAAGATTAACTCTCGAAGGCCAGGCTCAGGGTGCGGCTAATCCAACGGGTACTTTGCAGGGTTTAGAAAATCGTGACCCTTCTTCACTTAACATTAAAGAAGCTGCGGCATTTACCACGGCAGTCAAGGGTATATCCGCAGAAGTTGAAGTAAAAGCTAAAGCCGAGATGGGTAAGGTTTATCTGCAATCCATCCAGGATAACGACACGCCTGAGGTGCTTGGTGAAAAGCTGGACATGGTGAACATGGGCTTTTCGGAGTCACTTGCTTTGATGGACCCAGGCACCGCCCAAGCTATGGCACTAAAGCTAGATGATTACCGCAACTCACAGTTTCTAAATTATTCAGAAAAATACATAAAAGAAGAGCGCAAGAAAAACAGGGCTGAAGGCGCACTGGCTTTAGACGAAATGGCCAAAAGCCTGGAAGATCAGGCCAGGGCTCCAACCGCAAAAGTTGATCAAGACATTAAAGATGAGCTTGATACCATTGCGTCTTTCCTAGGCACAAAAGGTTATCAGCCAGAAGAAATAGCCCGAGAAGTCATCTCTTTAAAAAAACGAGCCTACATCGCAAAAGCCCGTGGCGGCTTTGACCGTATGGCAACGCCAGAAGCCCAGTTACAATATGCGGATGATTTTGAGGCTTCTATTGGAAAGCGCAACGGCCTGGCGGCAAACCTAGATGATAATACCGCGCAAACCCTGGTTAATAATTTTAGGACCAAGGCCAAGGCTGCAAAAAACGCTTTGAATGGCGAGATCAGTAATCTTGCAGCGGACATAAAGTCTGAGGTTGGGACCGTTGTGACCGCTGGGGCTGTTCCGGCTGGTGGCGTTATCAATAAGTTAAAGGCAAGAATTGAGACAATAGAAGAAGGCGGTGGCGATAAAACCAAGATTGCTGAATTAAAAGATGCGCTCACAACGGCTGAGGGTCACATCGCATATTTCCGAGACATTCAAACATTCTCCACTGATGACCTGATTGCTGAGAAAACTAGGCTCGAACAAACTAAGGATGAAGGCGCAACCCCTAGTGACATTCTACGGCTCAAGGTTGTTAGTGCCAGGCTACGTCCAGAATTGGCTGCGGCTAAGGCACAAAACGCCGCCTGGGTAAAAACTGGAACAGCCATCAGCAAAAGCATCGATGCGTTAGAAAAAGTGGCCGAGGACTTCTCACCGCTGAGAGATGAAGATTTGCAAGCGGCTGAAGCAGCCATATCAAAACTTGCTGGTGATGGTGCCCCTAGTGCCCTGGTTGACTCACTAAACGCTGAACTAGCAAATCTTAGAAATATTCAAACGATTTACAACGACATTGCTGATGATAGCACCCTCACCCTGGAAGCTAAACGAGACAAGCTAAAAGACCAGGCCCGTGAAAGCGGTGCGTCACCTGAGCAAAATGATTTGATTAAAGACCTGGATACCAGGATTAACGCTCAAAATGCAGCCCTTAACAAAGATGCACTGGAGTGGGCTAACGAAGCTGGAGTTGTAGATATTCAGACTGACTTGATGAGTGTTTTGTTTAACCCTGCTTCTACCCCAGAAGCTATTGCATCTGCAATTGAAGTGCGAAAGCAAAACGCTAACAAGGTTGCTAGTCATTACGGAATACCCAAGCAACTACTGACACAAGCAGAAGCGGATGCAATTTCGACAGGATTAACTGAACAACCAATAGAGTTACAAGCTGGTCTGTTGGGAACATTGGTTTCAGCGTTTGGCGAGGACTCAATCAAGGTCCTAAGGCAAACCAGCAAAAACGCACCTGTCCTGGCACATATTGGCGGAATGATAGTCAATGGCACCGATAACTCAATTATTGACAACATTATGAAAGGTCGGCTTCTGGCATCACAAAGGCCAGACAATGCAAGTGGTGAAATGGTTGATGTTCGTGAGCAACGAGCGGGCATGATCTCTGGCATGACAGGATCGGAGTCAACAATCAAAGCAGTAGGCAGAATAAAGCAAATTGCTAATTTTATATACCTGGCAACCCGAGGTGAAGGCGGGACTTATGAGGATGCGCTGCAAGACGCGGCTGGTAGGAGAATGGTCGGGGGTGAGGCTTATGGTGGGTTGGTAAGTCACAAATCAAAAGGCATCACAACAAACCTCTTATTATCCCCGAATATACGCCAGGATGATGGCGTTGATGACATTATGGAAGGTCTTGAGACTTACCAGGATGTATTCAAATTGGCTGTTACCCAGGATAGTGATGGTGAATATGTCCCAATCAACCAGGCTCCTATTGGATTTGCAAACCAAGAAGAAATGGACATAAGCATTGTCGAGGACTCCAACCTGATAACGGTTGATGATGGTATCTTTATGTTAAGGTACAAAGGCGTGACACTTATGGCCCCGAATGGCCAGCCCTATTTGTTGGATTTTAAGAAAGTGCAACAATGAGTGTTTTCTTTGAGCCATACAATAACACTGGCATGGGCGAAACCTTTATGGAGTTTGGCGGTGAACAGCTAAACTTTATGGATGCAATGTCCAAAGCCTATGACGCCCAGGTTTATGGATCAAATGTCGATACATATGTTACAATTTTGGGCGAAGAATTGCAGCCCGTAGTTGACGCTATCAACGAGCGCGAAGAAACAAAAATCCAAAACCCCAGCCAATATTTCGGCATGACCGACAGTATGGGCGCAAATGATCGGGTCAGGGAACGGGCACTCACAAATATCTTTAGCATATTAGGCGATAATCCAGACAGATACCCTGAGTTCCAGGACATGACCCGAGAGACTTTAGAGCAAAGCATCATAGATCGCGGTTTAAAGGCCGTACAACAGGGCCAAGAGGATGCCGTCAACCAGACTGGCATGGGAACTATCGGCGGCTTTGTAGGGACAATGGGGGGCGTTTTAACCGATGACTCACTGATTGAGTCACTAATAATTACGGGCCCCGTCTCTCTTGGGTTTAATTCATCCCAAGCCCTGGGTAAAACCATGTTGCGCGAGGCTATCGTTGGTGCAGGGCTTGAGGCCCAACTCCAGGCTGGTGTTATGGATTGGTATAATACCCTGGGCCTGAACTACACCTATGAGGACTTTTTTAAAATGGTGGCCCTGGGCGGTACAATCGGAGCCGCCTTCCCTGTTGCTTTAACTGGTGTGGCCAAAGGCGCAAAGTTTACAACTGACCAGGTAAAGTCTGGCATCCAGGCGTTTAAGGGCAAGGGTATAAATGCAAAGGACGCTGATGCGGTCCTGGATCAAATTGATGATTTCGAGGCTCTTAATACTGATGTGCCTGAGGTGCTTACTGCACCTGAGAATGTCACTGACGCTGGTAAGTTAAAACTGGTTGATGATCTTAACAACAATGTTGATGAAGAGACGTTGCTAAATAATGAAGCTATTACTAATGCTCATTATGACATGACTGCTATACCAGAAACCTCGGCTGCACCTGGATATGCAACAGTCCCGTATGAATTAAACAGGACATTTGTTGACCCAAAAACAGGCGGCGAAATGATTGGCTATCAATCAGCCCTTAGAAAACTATACCAGGACAGTAAGCATTTAGCCTGGAAAGCTGACGAACTTACCGTTCCAGATTTGGCAAACAAGTTTGAAAAAAAGGCTGTTATTATTCTGGGGCCACCCGCCTCCGGAAAATCATCTATAGCAAACCCAATAGCCAGAAAGTATGGCGCGGCAATCATAGATGCAGATGAGGCAAAAAAGTTAATACCCGAATATCAGGATGGGGTTGGGGCTAATGCGGTTCATCGTGAGAGTAAGCTGATGATGGAAGTCATACAAGGTGAGGCAATAGAAGAAGGTCTTAATATAGTCATTCCGACTGTAGGCCATAAAGCAAGCAGCATAGAGCCACTAATTAAAAAGCTGCGAGGCGGTGGTTACGAAATAGAATTGGTGGGTATGGATGTAAGTTTCATCAATGCTCGAAACCGTATGTTTATGCGCTTTGTTTCTAAAAATCGTTATATACCTTATGACTATTTAAAGAGCGTTGGCGAAAGGCCAATGATGGTTTATGATGAACTTAAACAAAAAGGGATAGCTGATGGCTACGCAAAAATCGACAACAACGGGTCCCAAGGGGCAGCAAAGCCCGTTATCGAAGATACCAGGGGACTCCTCGAAGGGGTTGAGTTACGACTACGAGAAAGCGGACAGAGAAGTGGAAGCGCATCTGGAGACGCCCGAGGGCAAGGCCCAGATGTTGCGGCTGCGAAGGATGCTGAAAGAGTAGTTGACCATGTTGCCAGGGCTGATGAGGCTACGGCCAAGCTACAGCTAGGAAAATTGCCAGACGATCCGCTTGAGACAACTCAGGCCACCACCCTACCCGAAGTTACAAAAGAAACCGAAGCCAATATCGATCTGACTGTCGAACAGATAGCCAGGGATACTGACTTTGAGACATTGGCTGACGATGAGGTTTTGTATTTTGACAAGGCCCTGGACGATGAGGTTGTGCCAGACACCATGACGGGTGCCCAGGTCAAAGCTGAGTTGGCCCAGGATCAGCAAATGCTGAATAGACTTGAGGGGTGTGTCACATGAGTTTGTTGGATTGTATCAAGAACGCTGAGAAAGAGGGCCCCGAAAATGGCGGCTTGACTAAAGAACAGGCTGAAAAAGCCCGTGAGTTATTCATTAACTTTAAAGTCGATAATGAAGTGAAGGGTGGAATGGGCTCGGCTGCGGCTGACGCTAAGGCTGGCATCGACACTTTCGATGTTCTCAAATACGAAGCAGCGCAAAAGAAAAAGCGCATGATCCTACAACGTGCCACCCAGAAACGGGTAATGGATGACATAAATAGCTTCACTGGCAAGAACAAGGGCGAAGCTATGGTTGCTCTCCTGGAGCGCGATGGAACGGGTCGGAGCGGATACTCAAATGTTGTTGCCAGGCAAAATGCAATAAGAGGCATTGCACACGGGATGATTGACAACATCCTGGGCCAGTTGCGTAAAACTCAGGTCGTGGGCCGCACCACCAGCGCAAACCGCGCCACTTCACAGTCAATGGTGCGTGAGATCTTTGGCGAAAATACGGGGGACCAGGCAGCAAGAGAACTTGCTCAAGCCTGGGGCAAAGCCGCTGAATGGTTAAGGGTCCAATTTAACAAAGCTGGCGGGGATATTCCAAAGCGCACAGATTGGGGTATGCCGCAAAGCCATGATAACGCGGCAATTAGGAAAGCTGGATCAGAAGCTTGGTTAGCATTTATCAAGCCCCTACTCGACCCAGATAAAATGGTTAGCTTCAAAACTGGCAAGCCAATGGGCGTTGTTGAGTTTGATGAGGTTCTAGCTGAGGTTTACGAGACGATTGCGACTGATGGGTTCTCGAAAGTGAAAGAAACATCTGTGGCTGGACAAGGCAAATCATTAGCCAAACGCAGACAAGACCATCGTTTCCTGGTGTTTAAGGACGCTGACTCCTGGCTTGGGTATCAGGAGAAATATGGTGGCGGTGATGTATTCTCGATGATGATGGATCACGTTGACGGTATGTCCAGGGACATAGGGCTGCTAGAAATCCTGGGGCCAAATCCAACATCGACAATCTCATTTCTCAAAACCCAACTTAGAAAAGACGCAAAGGCAGTCGGCCAGCCGGCTAATGCCGCGTCAAAACTCGAACGGCCATTTAATGAGTTTGATAACGTTTATGATTATGTCACCGGAAAATCTAATCGCCCTGTTAGTGAGGGCGTTGCCAGAAGCTTTGCTGGCCTGGGCAATCTACTCACTGCGGCATATCTTGGCTCAACTTCTATTTTATCTATGGCCGTTGACCCGAACAGTTCGCGGGTAGCCAAGAGAATGGCTGGGATGGATGTGTTCAATTCATCTCTCAAGCAATCTTTTAAGATGATGACAGCCAATAACACCACAAAGCAGCAAGCCATACGAATGGGTTTGATTGCTGAGAACTGGTCATCTGTGGCCTATGGTCAATCCAGGTATGCGGGTGACGCCCTGGGCGGTAACTTTAGTGAGGCAATCAGCCATGTCGCAATGAACATTTCCCTTCTCTCGCCTTTTACGCAGGCAGGGCGTTGGGCCTTTGGTATGGAGTTCATGGGCTTTATTGCCGACAACGCGGCCAAGCCATTTACTGAGCTTAACCCAGCTTTCAAAGATACTCTGCGGCGGTATGGTATTACTGAAGCCGATTGGTCAAAGATGGGCAGCTTTGAACAATATGATTTCAAAGGGGCAAAGTTCTTGCGGCCAGATGATATGCTGGAGAAGGATCGCGCCCTTTCTTTCAAGATGCTCGAAATGGTCCAGGGCATGACTAACATAGCTGTTCCAGTGGCATCTGCCAGGGGCCGAAGTTTTTTAACAGGCGGGACAAAGGCAGGGACAATGGTTGGTGAAATCGCCAGGTCATTTGCAATGTTCAAAAACTTTCCCGTCACCTATTACATGAATAACGTAAAGGCTGCACTTACCCAGGACGGGCTACAACGCAAAGCATCAATAGCTGGTGATTTGCTCATAACATCAACCGCTATGGCCGCATTATCAATACAGATCAGGGAAATGACAAAAGGGCGTGACCCACTTAAAATGGACACTCCAGAGTTTTGGGGCGTGGCATTACTTACTGGCGGTGGCTTTGGTATTTTTGGAGATTTCCTGTTCTCAAATGTTAATAGGTTTGGGTCTGGCTTACCGAACACAATAGCAGGGCCAAGGATTGATTTCATCGATCAGCTTAAAAACCTAACGGTTGGAAACGTGGCTCAGATGATCCAGGGCAAGGACACAAACTTTGGTCGTGAGGCTATAGATTTCTTTGGACGCAATGTTCCAGGCGCATCGACCTGGTATTTGCGCCTGGCAGTTGATCGTCTGATCCTGGATCGATTGCGGATGATGGTTGACCCGAAGGCTAAACAACGCATGAGAAGTTTAGAACGTAGGCGCAAACGCAACTATGACCAGGAGTATTGGTGGCGTCCTGGTGAGACTTCTCCGAGGCGTGGGCCTAACATACAAGGGGTAACGGGTGGATAACCTTAGTGATTTTTTTATGGATTTATGTTACAACAGCCAAAGGGTTCGTGAGGTAGTGAAATGACAGCTTACTCAATAAATGCAGTTAAAAGGCGGGTTAATCTTTCTGGCAGTGCCGGAACAGGGCCCTACGCTTTTACATTTCAAATTATTGTGAACACAGATGTTGCGGTTTTTTTAGGCACGACACTTTTGACTTTAACGACTGACTATGCGGTTACAATAAATGCGAACGGGACAGGATCAGTTACACTTAACACCGGCACAACAAACGTGCCAAATGCGCCAACAGGATCAAACACCGTTACAATTGTTGGTGCCAGGTCTATTGAACGAACAACTGATTTTGTCACGGCTGGTGATTTAAAGGCATCAAGCCTAAACGAACAGTTAGACGCTTTAACCATTTTCGATCAGCAAATTTCTGAGAGAGTTGACCGAGCTTTAATAGCTAATTTGTCTGACCCAACGACCATCGATATGACGCTTCCAGCGAAGGCTGATCGGGCTGGTAAGGTCTTAGGTTTCAACAGTTCTACCGGTAATCCAGAAGTAACGCAGCAAGTCACAGGGGCAGCGGTCAATGTGTCTGGCTTGTCGGCTGGTGCATCACCAACTGCTTCCGTTAATGTGGCTGACGGCACAGCTACTTTTGCGTTTGGAATCCCAGCGGGAGCAGCGGGAGCAGCGGGAGCAGCTGGAGCAGCTGGTGCTGATTCTACCGTTGCTGGCCCACAAGGCCCCGCTGGTGACAACACGATTACGGTAAAGGATGAAGGCTCTGCGCTTTCTACAGCCGCTAGCACATTAAATTTTGTTGGGTCTGGAGTTACTGCAAGTGGA